TAGATTATTATGATTTGTATAGGAAGTTTACATATACTAATCGTGAGAGCTATAGACTTGACCATATTGCCCATGTAGAATTAGGAGAGTCTAAAGATGACAATCCATACGAAACATTCCGAGAATGGTACTTAAAGGACTTCCAATCGTTCATTGACTACAACATACAAGATGTAGAAATCGTGGATAGATTAGAGGACAAAATGAGATTGATTGAACTATGTTTAACTATGGCTTATGATGCTAAAGTTAACTATATGGATGTACTTGGTTCAGTTAAATATTGGGATATGTTAATTTACAATGAACTTCGAAAGAAAGGTATTGTTATCCCACAAAAAAAAATACAAACTAAATCTGAAAAGTTTGAAGGTGCATATGTAAAAGACCCACAAGTCGGTTTACATAAATGGGTAATGTCGTTTGATTTAAACTCACTATATCCACATCTGATTATGCAATATAACATTTCACCAGAAACATTAATTGGTAATCAAAAAGTTAAAAATATGACTGTTGATAAAATGTTAGATAAAAAAGTAGATACATCAGTATTAGATGGTGTAACTCTTACACCAAATGGAGCTTTGTTTAAAACAACACAAAAAGGATTTCTACCTGAACTCATGCAAAAGATGTATGATGATAGAGTGAAATACAAACAGTTAATGTTAGAAGCAATGAAAGATTATGAAAGAACTAAAGACCCAAAACTTAAAAAAACAATTTCGAAATTTAATAATATCCAAATGGCCAAAAAGATTTCTCTTAATAGTGTATATGGCGCTCTTGGTAATGTCTGGTTTAGGTATTATAATATTTTGGTCGCTGAAGCAATTACTACCAGTGGTCAATTTGCTATTCGTTTCATTGAACGTGCTCTTAATGGGTATCTTAATAAAATACTTAAAACAGATGCAGAAGATTACATTATTGCATCAGATACGGACTCGGTGTATATACGCTTTGACAAACTCGTTGGCAAAGTATTCAAAGATGAAACCGACAAATCCAAAATCGTTGACTTCTTGGACAAAGTGGCTACAGATAAAATCGAACCTTTTATTGATAAGTCTTATCAGGAACTCGCTGAATATGTAAATGCATACGAACAGAAAATGCAAATGAAAAGAGAAGTAATTGCAGACAAAGGAATTTGGGTTGCAAAGAAAAGATATATTTTAAATGCACATGATGTTGAAGGTGTTCGTTATAAAGAACCCAAATTAAAAATCATGGGTGTTGAAGCTGTGAAGTCATCAACCCCAGCACCATGTCGTGAAAAAATTAAAGAAGCCTTAGTCATTATAATGAACGAAGATTCTAAAGTGCTAAATAGTTTTATACAAGATTTTAGAAAAGAGTTTATGACTTTAAAACCAGAACTGGTTGCATACCCACGCTCAGTAAATGGATTATTGAAATGGACTGAATCACATAATCTATTTAAGAAAGGCGCCCCAATACATTGTAAGGGTGCAATATTATATAATCATCTTGTAAAGGAAAAGAAATTGCAAGGAAAATATCCTTTTATACAAGAGGGTGATAAGATTAAATTTTTACATATGAAAATACCAAATACATATCAATCAACTTCTATATCATTCATGACTAAGTTACCTAAAGAATTAAACTTACATACTATAGTAGATTATGATATGCAATTTGAAAAGTCATTTGTAGAACCATTGAAATTTATTACTAGGATTATAAAGTGGCAGATTGATGACAGTTATGGAACACAAGGAACACTAGAGGAGTTTTTTTAATGGCAGGTAAAGGCGATAAACAAAGACCGAGAAAGGTTGATAAAAAAGTATTCGAAGATAATTGGGATAGGATTTTCAAAAAAAAGAAAAAAGAAAATCCCTTACCATTCTGTGATTCACAACCAACCACAGATATGTTTGATAATTTAAATTTAAAACGAGATAGAACAGGAGATAATAATGAGTGACTTTTTGAAAGATATAATTAAAGATACAGGAAATGAATATGCTGGAATAGTTTCTGAAGGTATAGAAGCAGGAGATGTAGAAAACTTTATAGATACAGGTTCTCATGTATTTAATGCTTTACTTTCTGGTTCACTTTACGGTGGACTTCCACAAAACAAAATTACAGCATTAGCTGGAGAAAGTTCTACAGGAAAAACTTTCTTTCTTATGGGAATGGTTAAAAACTTCCTAGACCAAAATCCAAACTCTGGTGTTGTATTCTTTGAATCAGAAAGTGCAATCACAAAACAGATGGTTGTTGATAGAGGAATAGATGCAGATAGAATGGTAATACTTCCTGTAACAACTGTACAAGAGTTTAGACACCAGTCGTTAAAAGTATTAGATAGATACATGCAACAAGATGTAGATATTAGAAGACCACTTTTTATATGTTTAGATTCACTTGGTATGTTATCAACTACTAAAGAAGTAGAAGATACAGATGCTGGAAAAGAAACTAGAGATATGTCAAGGTCACAAATACTGAAAGCTACATTTAGAGTTTTAACTTTAAAACTTGGTAAAGCAAAAGTGCCAATGGTTGTAACAAATCATACTTATGATGTCATAGGTTCTATGTTCCCACAAAAAGAAATGGGTGGTGGTAGTGGATTGAAGTATGCTGCTTCAAGTATCATATATCTTTCAAAGAAAAAATTTAAAGATGGTACAGAAGTTGTTGGTAATATAATTCATTGTAAGAATCATAAATCAAGATTGACTGTGGAAAATAAAATGGTTGATGTTTTGTTAACTTATGATAAAGGACTTGATAGGTATTATGGATTACTTGACTTAGCATTAAAACATGAAGTATTCAAACAAGTATCAACTCGTATTGAATTACCAGATGGTACTAAACAATATGCAAAAACAATTAATAATGACCCAGAGAAATATTTTACAGAAGATATAATGAAACAATTAGAAGAAGCTGCAACAAAAGAGTTTAAGTATGGCAACGATAGTTAAAGGTTGTTGTACACCACTATTCTTAGATTTCTTTAAACATCAAGTTACGAAATCTACTAAATGGAATTTTAATTATCCTATGGGTAAACCCTTTGAAGATAAACATGCAAAGATAGATGTCATACAAGGTGACACAATACATGATGAATATTTGGCTGGTGTGTCTATGAGTTTGTTAATGATGATACATGAAACTGCAAAAAAACAAAAGCTTAATGTTCCCCTAGACCTTTTGTTTTGTGGTATCTCTATGAAAGATGAACATAGAGAAGATAATGTACATACAGACCATGAGAAAGATGAACTGAAAGACACACCAATCATTAAAGTATTGGGAATATTAAATTCAGATTGGAAAAAATCTTATGGTGGTGGATTTGAACATGGTGGAGTTTTACATTCACCAGAACCAGGCGACTTCATAATATTCGACCCAAGAGTGCCACATAGAGCTCAAGATATAATTACAGATAAAAAAAGAATAGCAATAGATTGGACAATAAAGACTTGACAAAACACCCCATATCTGTTATAATGGTTTCAGAATTACAAATAGGATAGAGATATGAATGATTTAATTAAAATATATGACAATGTAGTAAACAAAGTAATATGTGATGGTATGGTAGACAAGTTTGAACAGTTTCAAAATCAACATGAACCATTTGATGATAGAGGAATGGTTTTTACACAACTGAATATGGCAAAAGCACCTGATATTTGGAAACCAGAAATGGAAATGTTTACAGATATCTTTACAAATAGTTTTACAACTTATTTAAAAGACACAGGTGTTGCACCACAACAAATGCCAAGTAAGTATATATGGGAGCCTATTCGTATTAAAAGATATTTACCAAATGACCATGATGAATTTAGACCACATGTAGATGTAAATTCAAAACCAACATCAACAAGGTTTTTAGTTTTCTTTATATATCTTTCAGACAACGAAGAAGGTAAAACTACATTCCCTAAATTAGATAAACATGCTAACTGTAAGAAAGGTAGTATGTTAATGTTCCCACCAATGTGGCCTTGGTTACATGCTGGAACAAAACCAATAAACGAACCTAAGTATATTATGCAAACTTATTTACATTATGCCGAATAATATTAAAGAATCATATGTTTATGTCGAAGCTAAAACACAAGACCAAACTTGTATTG